TCTTTGAACCCAAGCATGTTGGAAAGTTTGACCAGAAGCCAAATATTGTCTAGCATAAGTTCCATTATCAAATACAAGACTAGATGAATTAGTTACAATAAATTCTTCAGGACAAACAGCATTTGGAGTATTACTTGGTGTTTGAGTTTGTGTCTGTGTTGGTGTTTGAGTATTAGTTGGAGTTGGTGTTGGAGTACCAGTTCCTGTTGGCGTTGGGGTACCAGTTCCTGTTGGAGTGCTAGTTAATGTTGTTGTAGGAGTTGGTGTTGGAGTACCAGTTCCTGTTGGAGTTGCCGTTAATGTTGTTGTCGGAGTTGGTGTTGGTGTCCCCGTACCAGTTGGTGTTGGTGTTGCTCCCAATGTTCTTGTTGGAGTTTGAGTAGGAGTATGTGATGGTGTCACAGATGGGCTTGCAGTAATTGATGGTGTTGGAGTTGGACTTAGACCAATTGTTGCACTTGGTGTTACTGGATTTATTTCATCAGGAGCAAAAATAGTGTTTGAATTAAATTCATCATTAGAAATAAATTCAAAATAATATTCATTTGTTGTATCTGCACTCACAACAATGAAATCAGCAATGCCTTGTTCAACCAATTCAGTGGCTGATAATGGATTTAGATTACCCGAACCAAATGGTTGAGCATACACATAATAATTGTACTGGCCTTCATACGGAAATGGTATTTGACCCACACCTTGACCTTCAACAAATTCAAATTGATTATATCTCGTTGGATGCGGTGATACATCAGGTAAAATAAATTCTACCTCTTTTTTGGAGAATATATGGACAAATTGAAATAGATATTCAGGGTCACAAACAGTAGTGTTCTGTGTGAGCGTTACAACAATCTTATTTAATTGGTTGGATTTTAATAATATCATTTGTATATGAAAATAATCACAGGGGATTTGACCCCCCTGTGATAAATATTTAGGATTCTACAGTCATACCTTGAACGACAGAAGCGATTGGGCCGCTCAATTCATTCATTGGTAATTGCTCAAGAGCCTGAAGGGTTAGATTATAACCTTGTCTGTCTCCCAATGCAAGTCCTGTTACGTTAGAACCAGCACTTACGAACATTCCATACTCCTCACCTAATAAGAAGTATGAACCATTGTTATCTTCGAAGATAACTGCCAATCTGAAAGATTGTGCAAGGGTTTTGATGATATTACGCTTGTATTGTTCAAGTTTCGCGAAGAACATTGTCAATTCTTGAGTATAGAACACAGTTCCGTTTTCAAGTGAAGCATTGATAGTTTCAGTCATCTCAGAAGTAGTTCTGATTAACTCGAAAGAATAGAATGTTCCTGTTCCTGAAATAGCTGTGATAGTGTCACCAGAGTTCTTAGTTACAGTTGCGATATTATCGTAATCAGTAATCCAAACTTTATTAACACCACCCGCATTGTCTCTACAACCAAGTGTGATACCAGCTGCTAAATTACAACTCATATTTTTTTATATTTAGTTTTTTTAGTTTATGTGTGGTAAAAAGGGGAGATAAACTCCCCCTTAATTATAGACCGTTAGTTACAAAGAACTGAGGGAATGCGATTGCAGTTCCGATTTTCCAAGCAGACATAATTCTTACTTCTTGGAAATCTTGAGACCACCAGCTTCTGAAAGAATCTTCGTCAGACATCAAGTCAACACCTACCATAAAGTATTGTTGAGGAGCAGCTGCGATTAAGTTAGAACCATTCAATCCTGGTACACCTACAACTTTGTATTTAGTTTGTGGGTGGAATGTTTCATATACCTGACCCAAAGTTGGTTCAGTGAAATGGAAGTTGTTTACGTTTCTGATAGCAGTCAAGTAACACTTGAACTGTTGCTGAGACATAAAGATAACGATATCGTCTCTGTCATAGATATTTCTATTCAAAGCATTTACAATGTTATCAACCTGAGTCAATACTCTGTTAGCTTGTTCAACAGTTGAAGAACCAGTTACAGAACAAAGAGCAGTAGCACCAGTCAATTTAACTACACCAGCAGTGTTGTTCAACAATTCAATGAAACCTGAGAAAGTTGAACTTCCTGAAGAAGCATTCCATACAATGTCTTCATTGTATCTTTTAATTTGTTTTGTCTGAAGGTCAACGATAGCCTGCTCGAATGGAGCTTGCTCGTTATAAGAACCTGGAGTCAAATACTGACCTAACCAAAGGGTATTTAATTCTTCCAAACAAAGAGATTGGTTTACTTTCAAAGACTGAACTGACAAAGCAACAGTTGAGAAAGTTACATCACCCGCATCGTTCCATCCGCAAGTAGTTCCAGTTTGAACAGACAATGTCTCGCTCAAAAGGTTTACGTTCTGAGTTCCTTTGATACCTGGAACAACGTTAACATATTTCATTGTCACAGGGGACAATACCGCTTCAGAAATAATATCAGATGAAAGTTGGTCTACATACGCTGACAATCCGCCAAGGTCGTAGTTAAAATTCATTTTTTGTAATTTTTTCATTTTAGTATGATTTTTTATTTATGTTTATTTTTTCATCGCTTCTCTCAATCTCTTGAATGATTCCATTCTATCGATTGCTGGAGCTTCAGCGAATGTTTTTTGATTGTAAACTCTGTCACCAGCTGGTTCTTTGGAGAACTTCTTAAACTTTGACTCGAGTTCAGTTTGTTTAGTTACGAGAACGTCAATCTTATTCTCGATTTTTTTCAATGCTGAAGAAAACAATTCAGCAATTTTTTCAGCTGACATTTCTTCCACATTTTCTCTTTCGGTAATTATACCATCTTTGGTGATAAATCTAATTTTGTTCTCATTTCCACTCTCGTCTTTGAGAACAACTTGGTGTTCTCCATCAGGAGCAGGAGTTTTAGAATCACCATCAAGGACATAGACCTCTTCCCCAACATCGAATGTTTTGGATTCAACTTTAGCACCTTGAGCTGTCTCTGCGATAGTAAAAGCTTCGTCTTTACCTTTCTCTTTGACACCTTCAATTGCTCCACCTACGATTGAAATAATCTTTCCATCTTCAGTTTCATAATCACCATCAGAGAATGGTAACAAAGCTCCATCGTAAGAAACTTTCTTGGTTAAACGACCCACAGTTGGAACGTCACCTTCAACTCTCATAATCTCACCGTCTTTCAACTTGACATCTGCGAATTTTTCTTTCATTTCTTCTTCTTTTTCGATTTCAACTTCGATACCACCCATATCAATTTTTGCGATTTTTGAATCCTCATCAACTTCGATTTTAGTTCCATCCATCAACATATGTTCACCTGCTGGAGCGGGGATTAAACCTTCCTCCGTAGCAACATATATCTTTGCCCCTAATTCAAGTTCACCTTCCATTTTCATTGTAATTCCTTGTTCAGTTTTTGACTCAAAGAATACTTGTGGAGATAAACCAAGAATTTGTATAATTTTTTCAAGGGTTTTTTTACTATTCATCTTGTTATTGATTTAGTAGTTTTTTATTTGGTTTATTTTTGCTTTTTCTTTAGAAAAAACTGCCTTTTCTCTAAATAGACCCTCAACCGAGAATCCACTTAAAAAATTCTTTTTGATAAGTTCCCATACCTTTGGGTCATCCACTTTCATCATCACGAACCAAGTTCCCGCTGGCAAATTAAATCCATATAATGCGGATTTATCTTTGACGGGGTCTTCACTTATCCAACTTTCAGTAATATAAACTTTGTCAGAACCCAACTTGATACCGTTGTGTTCAATTGAAGTTTCATCTGTTCTCTTTTGTTTCAAGAACCTGTCAGCCATTTTCCTAATCGATTGTTTTGAGAAATAAACGTAATACTTATTTCCAAACATATCGTATCTATGAATCATCTTATTTGGAACCATAGCAGCTCCAACGATAATCATTTTATCTTCACTAGCAACTGCGAATGTCATTTTTTCATTCTCCAATTGCTTTAATTTTCTTTCTGACCAAGTCAATGCGGCTTCACCGCCCCAACTATCATACATCAATTTACCACAACCATCTTCGTATGTCTTGGAACTTTCCAAATCAACTTTGTGTCGTGATAAATAGGAATACATGCGTTTCAACGTGTCAACTGAAATCGGATCACCACTGGCTAACTGCGATGCTCTTGTTTTACCCACCTGAGTTCCACAAGAACCCCATCCATTCTCATCAGCCCATTTGACTGCTCTTTCAGCTGCATCCTTTACACCTTGTGGATAATCAACAATACTCTCAGCGAAATCATCTTCAGTCATCTTAATTGGAACACAATTCGGAACTTCTTTACCATCTAGTATCTTTGTTCCAATTGCTTCATATCCCTCCCAACAAGCATCTTCAAGTCCTTTGTCTTCAGCAAACAAATTAGGGCCTGTTCTTGGCATTCCTTCTTTCCATTGGTCACCACCTCTGCCTTGGTCTGCTGACCTGATGGTTGGCCCTGGTCTTGTATCTGGTTGTAATCTTGTTGATAATGGTTCCTCTCCTTCAAGTCCT